ATTCATGATCGTACAATGTCTTTAATTCGTGGTGAAAATCAACCTATGGTTTTTACGATGACACTTAAGGACGAGCTTCGGCTCGCATCGAAGGTGTCTGAAAAGAAAACTAGAGTGTTTACGGCTGGTTGTTATCATGGCCACTTAGCCACGTTGATGCTCTTTGGAGATCAAAATGAAAAGCTACAACGATCTGTTGGTGAAGGAATACATCCTATCACTATTGGTATACAACTACCCGGGCCACAATTTGTACGTTGTGTCTTGAGTATCGGGGAAAGGGGAAACTCAACCGATATTAAGGGTTGCGATACTGAGATGAACTTATCTATAGTACGAATTATTAGAGAAGTTCGAAAGCTTTTCCTTCCGGAAGAATTTTGGAAAGCAATCGACAGGGTTTACGGGTATACTTATGCCGGTTTTGCTGTCACAATGGGAATTATTTACCGTTTATATCATATGAAGTCCGGATCTGGACTTACCGCTCACGATACTTCTTTGTATCAGCTCTCTTTTCTTTATTTGGGAGTTAAGGCTCTTGGCTCTGATTTTAACGTCAAAGATTTATTGGCTAATGGCGATGATGGTTTAAATGCCTTTCTTAAGGTTAGCATGCCTGATCTTGCTCAGTGGCTAGCTAAGTATAATATACATCTTGAATATGATAGTCCGTTTCCACGTCCAATAACTGAGTGTGTTTATTTGTCACACAGAATAGTGGAACGTTATGTTCGAGGATTTGGTGAATTCCTGCTCGCTGCAGGTAATTATGAAAAACTGAAAAGCTCTCTATATTGGGTTAGAGATACAGCTTTAACTCCTGAAGGCGGTGCACTCGCACATCTTTTAGGTATACGGCTTTGTCTCTTCCCATGGGCCATCGATTTCGATGAAGTTAATGAGATGATTGACAATTACCTTGAAACGGGAAATCAAGGAGTCAGTCTGGTGCGAACACCAGAAATCATATCTTTATTGAAAGCTCGCATTTCAGTATCCGATCTTGTTAGGTTGAACACTAGGGTGGAAGGTTTTACTTTTTCACCTGACCCTGTTAGTTGTGAGGTGCTTAAATCCGTACAGAGCCTCATAATTAATGAAGATGCCTAACAATCAACTTATGATCGTAAAACCCAAGAAGGCTGGGGTTAATAAGTCAGCCAAAACCCTGAACGCTAGGTTCACGGTCACCAATTCACAAAAAC